AAAGTATTTGGTCTTAGGACAAAGAAACTCTAATCTGACTACTGCTCCATAGCGAGTGAAGCCACGCAAAGTACTGTGATGATCCTCGCCCGTAGGTGTCATGCGTCGATTTGGGTCAACAAATATCCAATCGCCTGCGTATGTGCCCATGAAATTAGCGCAGATGTAACGCAAGCCAACTGATATGAAATTCTTTAGGAAGAAATGGTTCATAGTAGGGTTGATGCCCCACATCCTTGCGCCTTCTTTTTCAGCGAAGGTGTAACCCATTTCAACGATTTGGTCTAGCGTGTAGCGTGTAGGAATTAACTCGCCATCACCCAGTTCATACAGTTCAGCCATGTCATCGTCAATGCTGACAATACGTGTGCCTGCTGGAAAATAGTTGTGATAAAACTTGCGCTGGCTAGATATGCCTCTTACGCCGACTACTATTTTGTATTCTGTACCTAATACTGCGCGATAAGTTGCTTCTTCTTCTTCGTTTGCTACAAATACATAAATCTTATCTTTAGAAACACCCAATTTATCTAATACTGTTAGAGTTTGGTTTTTACAGATTTCAGCCCTGCGATAAGAGGGAACTACTACAACATAGTCCATTATTTTTTACCGACCTTGAACTCCGTTTCACCTTTGATCGCAGAAACTAAGCCTTCTTCGCGTGCTGTTCTTTTTTTACGCGCTTCCGCCTGCTCAACTGCGTAGGTAAAACAATCTTTCATGCCTCTTAAACAGTAGTACACAACTGAATATCTGTAAGCATCTTTAGTGACATGCTCTAATGGGGTCACGCCATGTAGTAAACGGAAACCGGGAAAGAATAGAACCCATCCGTCACGACATTCAACTACCGCATCGTATTCAGGTATAGATAAAAATGCTCCGCGAATACCACGCCTAACAACAGGCATAGCACTCCACATATTAAAATTGTTGCCATCATAATGATATGGAAGCGTTGAGGTTTTGTTGATAACTCCGCTAGTCCATAAAGACTTTTCACTAATACGCCACTCATCTGATACATCTTGAGTTTCAATAACATCCGCATCATAAACTTCTGGCGCTATTTGACGCATCATTTCTGCTAATTTATCAGCAATTTCAACCAATACGCCATGCTCATTAGGTTGTTCATAAGATAAAGCAGTTGGTCGGCAAGCCTCGCGTGTTTGAAATGGCTTGCGCGGTGACATACCGAAAGTTCTAGAGTGNTTTTCTATTCCTGATGATTGTCGCGTAACCCCTGATGAAGAATACTTAACATTACGAACTGCGTGTCTAAGTTTGCTAACATCATTTTCGTCCATAGCGAGGTAAACAAGAAATGGTTCGTTTGTTTCTTCATCAACATAAATTCCTGCCTTAGTGATATTCGCATCTAAATCTGGAACTGTTTCGCCTTTGGATGAACGCGCTTCTTTTTTATCTCTAACGCGCTTAACTTTGATGATATCAAGTTCAATCATTTTGGTGCTTCTTTTCCTGTATATTCCTCTATAATTTTTATGATCATGTCAGCATTGTTGTCAATACCAAACTTTGCTCTTTCTTCAGACAATCTTTCAACTACCCAAATGTATTGTTCGTTTGGATATTCGCACATCAACAAACGAATAGTGCGTTCAGCATAATGTTCTGCGCGCTCTGCAAGTGTTGGGCGGTGTTGTACATTTTCTTGTGTTGAATTTTGTGGCGCTGTTTGCCATTGTGGTTCTGTTTGTTCTTCAATTAAAGCAAGTAAATCATCTACATCTGCTTGAACATAACCAGTACCTTCAAGTGTAATGTCTTCTAATAATTTTAATAAAGCGTTTTCATCATAAGAGCCCATGTCAGCCAAACGATTATCTGCGGCAACAATTTTTTTAGCGCGGTCATCATCTACATCAACATAAGTAACAAGAATATCTTTCCAGCCTAGTTGTTTCGCTGCTTTCCATAAATGGTTTCCAGCAAGAATTTTTTTAGTTGAAGCCTGAACAACGATAGGGCGATATTGTCCATTAACAGTTAGTGATTCAACAAGCGCATTTACATTACCTTTGCGCGGATTGCCTTCAAACTCTTTTAATGAATCAATAGAAACTTTTTCCATAATTGCCTCCTGATAAAACAGGGAAGCCTACCCATCGTAGAAGGGTAATAACACGATAGATAGACTTCACCCATTGGCAGAAAGTGTAACACACTTTTAGTCGGAATGCGCCCCTGATTCCAACTTTCGGCGTGTTTGTAGTGCCAGCACATCAGCCAGTAGAAACTGGCTTCTGCGTTTCTGCCTTCCTTGTGGCACTAATTGTTTGCGATAAACCAACTGGCGTAAGTTGGATTTACTTATCCCCAATAACATTACGGCTACTTCTGAATCAATCAAACCCTCGGTCACTTACTCTCCAATATGTTAATTATCGCTCTCAGCCTTGTATAAGCATCAGCACTAGCCTTTGCCTCTTGTAACAATTCTTGCGCGAACTCTCTGCGTATCCCGTTATACATCTGCTCGCATAACATTTGTCGATTTAATCTTCCGTGATTAAACCTCAAAACATTATCTAAGATGGCTTCAACGCTTTTATAGCCTTCGGCTACCAAGGGAAATCGTCACCTACTGGGTCTTCAACTGCTCCTGTGAGTACTGGATTAACTGGGTCAGGGATAATTTTAGGAACTACCCCAACTGTGTCAGCGTTGATTTGTAGCGATTTGCGCTCATTGCCTTCTTTATCCACGTATGTTTCTTGGATAAGCCTGCCTAACACAAGAACTTTATCGCCTTTGTGTAACGCGCTGGCTACTCCTGCTGCTTCTCTGTTCCATACCATAACGCGGAACCATGAAGTTTCGCCATCAACCCACTCATTGTTTACATTTTTGCGTGGAGTGTTAGCAAGGTTTAAGTTTGTAACGGATACGCCATTAGGTGTTTTGCGGTATTCCGCATCTCCGCCTAAAAATCCTGTAACAATAATAATAGGTTCGTTAGCCATTTATTTTTCTTCCTCTAGAAGTTCTAAGATATGTGCTATGGCATCTGTTTTGCCTTTGTAATAACCTTGGTCAAACGGCTTATTACTTATTTTTTCAGCATGAATAGTTGCGCGCAAATTGCGTTGTTCTATGTTTATCATTTCTGTCCTAGTAGCCATCAGGCTCGCCTCCTTCTAGGTATTTGTAACTGCCTTCCTCGGTCAGTATAACAATACTACCGCTTGGAAGTGTGACAGGACACTCCGATGGTTCTTGCCAACTTCCAACCATGAAGCCCAACTGCTCGGCTGCTGCTGGATTGGCATGAACGCTATCTGTTGCCAAATTATGGCAGGAGTGATGTAGGGCTACGCAGTTAGAAACAGTATCTTTTCCGCCCCTGCTTTTGAGTTTTCTGTGATGTAAAGCCCAACTATCTTCTTTCATCCAAGAACCGCATTTTTCGCAATAGCCTTTGGAGCGAGCCCACACTATTTCCCGTAACGCTTTCATCTCCATCTTTTGACCTCCCCTGTTATCGGGTTGCGACACGCTGTATTAACGCAAATGAGATAATCGTTGTAACGCATTACAGAATTGTTATTACAGGTATCACATACTTCTTTTTCTAAATAAGTAAAAATTTCCCCGTCATTGACTTTGCGGTTTATCCGTGTTTGCCAAATGATTATGTCGTTCGTTAATGTTTTGGCTAGGCTTTTATTTTTATTTTCTAACACTTGCCATGAAACCTGCATCCAATTCAACCTAGAAATTACGGCTGGACACGCGCCTACTTCTGCCCGTTTAGCGAATGTTGGAACTTCTAATCCTGTGGCTTCGCCAAATAGCGTAGCGGTACGAAATGTCCATTTATGGAAATCCACAATCATGCTAAGAGTATCCATAGGTAGCGGATACCTTTGTGCGTGTTTGGTTCGGCGTTCGTTTTGGCTTGTATCTGTTTTATAGAATTCCCAAATACGCGGATATTCTGAAACTATATGTTGTAATAGATTTACGGAGTCCATGATCTTTCAATGCCTATCCATGCGCCTTCTTTATCCCCATATACTTTACGAGCAGTAATAGTTATTACTTGGCTATCATCTTCATAAGCCACACCTGTAAGCCCATCTAATACGGCGCGTATTAATTTATCTAGATCGGGCTTAACCCAAGGGGCTGGTCTTTTGACAGATTTGGGTGCGCGAAATACAAAAGTAAGGCTGACATGAATTCCACCTTCAACGGGTTTGTACCCGCGAAGTTGTGCGTTTCGCGCAACATCAGCGCGCCAAAGAGCGAGCGCAGAGCCCTGAGAGTGCAGTATGTGTCCGTTGATAACTTTCATCGAACCCTGCGGTACAGGCTTGCCACTCACCCAAAATTTATCCATCAGTACCAATAATTCCTTTTCCAAAATGACCATGCTTTACATGGAGTATCGTAACGATACACGATATAACGCATCCCATCGCGGATTTGTTTCGTTGGCTCTATTTCTGTCTCAGTTATTAGTTGGGCAATACCCATAGCGGTGCTATTTGGGTTTTTAGCCTTGGGGTTCCAATGTGATTCATGAGTCCATAACTCATTTAAGCATTGAAACTGTTTTTGACCCCAATGGTATTTTTGCCAAGAAACGATCTGAGCATATTTCTTGGGATGAAGGGCAAGTGCTTGCGCCATATCAATTTTTGGGGCATGAACCGCGACAGGGAAACCCCATGTCAAGGCTGATGCGATTATTATGATTCCGAGTATTTTGACTTTGGTCATTAGACCTCCTTAAAGAGTTCGGGTACGCCCCCAACTTTCTTCTTCTTGGAATTTCTTTTGATTCATCTTAGATTGGGCTCTCAGTAATTCACCCAACTCTTCAGGATTCCGCGCTTTACGGAATATCTCTGCTTTTTCAGGATAGCAGGTAGGACAAGGTCGCACGACCTCACGGATAATCGTATCATGATGCGCCTCCGTTTTGCTGGTTTTCACCAACTTCAACTCCTCTACTGTATGCGCTATCCAGCCTCTTTCACAAGGTGCTGTATGGGTACAAATACAGAAATCTTTCGCGCATTTCATTTGGTTTTCCTTTCTTCGTACATCCTTTGGGCTATCCTGAAAGCATACGAAACTAGATCATCAAGGTCTTTGCTCGCTGCTTCATCTATGGCTAGCAGGGCTATCCTGCCGAAGCGTTTAGTCATCTGTCCTATTCGGCTTATTTCTGCGCTTTCTAACTTGCGTGATTGAAGTTCTGAGACATACCAAACAGTTAGAGCAATACATCCACCAATGTCGTTGGCTTGATGCAACTTATCCCATTCTTCTTCTATCAATCTAGATAGATTCCACGCATTTACACCTGCCTCACGCGCCTGACCTAACCTCTCAGATATCCTTTTAACGGCTTCTAGAGCGGTTTTAACGCGGGGTAGTGCGGTTTCAGGGGTAAGGGTTGGGTCTCCATTTTCATTTGGCTTTAGGTAGGTGTTTAGTTCTTTATTTGGGTTGGGTTGGGTTGGGTTGGGTTGGGTTGGGGGTGGCGTTTCATTTGCGTTTCCGTTTTGTTTCTCCCTGTAACGCCTTAAACGCTCTTTAGCCTGCTCCCTCTTTTCATTTACCTTCTCCCTAGTGGGCTGATATTCATTGTAAGAGCGAATTAAATATCCGCCTTCAATCTGTTCCCACAAGCCCGCACCGACAAGAAACTCAGCCTCATCTTCCGAGGACATTTTCGCGTAAACCGCCGTAGCGATAAACCCATCTGTGAGTTGCCTGTTGCTGTAACACAATGCCGATATGTATAAACGAAATGCCGAATCCGACAAACCGATTATCTTTGGATGATCAGCGAAGTTATCATCAATTCTCACCCAGCCCATTTTTATTTCCCTTCATTATTCGTTTTATGATGTCGTCAATATCAGGCGGGTTTTTTTCAAACGATTTTTCAATCGCCTCACCCATAATTTCCTGATAATAATCGGGTCCAATTTCTAACATGATGCGGGCATTTATCCACGTCATGGCAGTATGAGTAACTGTTCCTATGAAATTTAATTCGGTTTGAATTTTCTTTTGTTTCAACACCACCCAAACAGCCAGCGCGATAATGCTGGCTGAGTTGATGGCTAGAATTGCGTAAACAATTATCATGCTTGACTTCTCCTAGTTCGGCGACCCCCGCTACAACCTACCTCACCTGTTTCGTCATAGAAACTGCAATAGTATTTACAGAACGATGGGTCTTTTTCGGGAGCAGGCATTTCTGTGGCTGACTTGACATGAGCAAGCCAATTCAACGCCTGTTCAACAACAGCGAAATCGTATGGCTCTGTGTGATATACGATATCGCGTTCATCTCCATCGCGGGGAATAGCAACGAGAGTTACATTTTTTACGGGATGCCCATTACTTTGTAATAGGTAGCCGTAAAGTTGTACCTGCCAAATCTGTGATTGAGAAGGGAAATAACTCAATCCTTTTTTCTTGACAGTTTTCCAATCAACTACTTCTTGATTTTGTATGTCATACAGATCAACATGACCCATCAAGTCATCTTTTGTAACTTCAATTTCTAACATATAGCGTTCTTTGAATGGGTCTTGTTTTTCAAATGCCTGCTGTATGTATGAGTGAATAGCAGTACCCATAACTGAAGCGAGGCGTAATGTTTTCGGATTAGTGCGCACTCCGTCATTTAAGCGTAGCCAAGTTTTGCGAGCACAACCACCTATTTCACTAGGACCGATTGCTTTCTGGTTGCTTCTGGCTTCGCCTTTCTGCGAGGAGTGAATTACTTTGACCAGTTCTTCTGCGATAGTCATTTATTATTTTCTTTGATATTGGCTACGGCTTCTGAAACTACGGCATGAATATACTTTTGTAGTTCTGTGTCCATGAGTACCCAATCGGTTATCTGTTCCCAACGGCGGTGAGTTATTTTACCTTCGTTGCTGTCTAACCGCCCAGCATCAAATGGGTCGAATATCCACACAAGCACATCATCTGTGTTGTTGTATTCTTCTTTTAGCCTACGCTTGAGTTCCTTAATCTTCACTAACTGGAGCATCGTTTTTCCGCCTTTCCTCTAGGACTTGATCCATGTAATAGCGAAATGAGTTTTGTAGTTCTTCCCAAATTACTTCATCATCACTCATCTTATTTACAATTTGTAGCCACTCACGATCTGTTAGTGGAGAGTAATCTTCTTCGTTATTTTCAATGAATTCATCTGCCTCATCTCTGTCATAAATTGCGGCAAACACATGATCATCATTGTGTAGGTCTTTGATATTTTCTTTCAACTGTTTGATTCTCATTACCCTTCCTTTCTGTTAGATATGAAGCGAAGCGCGAACGCTTGCCCCAACTGATTGTGCGATTTGTACCTGTGTATCAACTCTGTCGGAGTTAGATTTAGCAGCGCGAACTATTTGTTGTGAACTGAGATATGCGTTGTAGGCATCTTTGTTGATAATGATTGCCCTGTCTTCAATTTCACCGACACGCATTTTTTGATCACTATGGCTGATACGCAACCGCGCTTCTGCCATACCCATCTTAAAGTTATACTCGGCTTCAACTAATTGCTTATCTGCGTTTTCTAATTTGCTATGAGCCTCATCTACTTCTCTTGATAACTCACGCAAACGACTTTCAACTTGCTCAGGTGTTACTGTCATTTTTTTCCTTCCATTAAAGAGCAGGTAGCACAAGGATTTATTCCGTAGTGCCACCCACCGCATTTGCCTCTGTGGATGTTTTGTGGTTCGGGTTCAGGCGTTTCAGTTTCCGTTGTTCTAACTTCTGGATACTGTAACCCCCAGCCGTCTTTCCAGTACTGGTATTTCCTTTTGGTTTCTGTTTCCATGCTTTGCCATTTTGCCTTTCAGTATTGCGTTCGCCTTTAGTTTTCTTAGCCATTTAGAAAAAACCAATTCTCTAAACTTACTTTGGCATCTATCCACACAATACAATCATTACCTTGCGGGTTTTTTCGTGTTTGACCTGAATCAACTATGAAGCCATCAAGCACTAGCGAACGGCGTGAAGCGGAAATCGTTTGATGTTTTCCGTTGAGTGCTTGTTCTAACTCATGGTCAGTTAAACCGCCCATGTGTCTATGTTGAATTGCCTCATACACTTTCTGCCTTATTGAACCTGACCTCGGCATTATTTTATTTGCGGCATTACGGGATGTGCTTTTAGCATTCTTGCTAATTGAAACCACATTGTCCGTAACAGATCGAGTTGGTTGTGCTTTTCTTGTGTTGTAGTAATGTAATTTAACAATCAAATTAACATCTTCTGCTGTTTGATGCGGTGCGATTTCATGCGTTGTGCGCATAAGTTCGTTATCCCAAGCAGCAGGATGAAACTCACAAGAGGTTGAGCCATAATCATCAGCCCAAACAACTGTGTGATGTTCCCGCATGATATGAGTTTCACACCAAAAGCAAACATTATTTAACTGCGTGTAGTTTTCCATCATCTCCCCCTTCATGGAATGCGTGGACATAACTAGGTAATACATCTAGCAAATTAACCAAAACGGCTTCGGCTAATTCAGGATCACCGCTTACTGCCGAGTTCCATAAGTTCTTAGAAGTATGAACCATGAAGTCGGCAATACGCGGGTCAAGTGGNTTATGCATTAAGTACCGCAACCTTATCTAGTAAGCGTTCGCGGAGAGTGGTTTCGGTATTCAGTATGACGACATCAAGGTATTGAGAATACTTATTCCAAATTACCTTCACTTCATCTTTGGTTTTACATTGAGTCAACTGTGCAAGCACATCAACCCATTGTTCATCGTCAAGTGGTGTTTCAGGTTCGGCGTTAGGCACTACCTGTAATTCAACTTTCTTTGGTTTTGCCTTTGGCTCAGNTGCGGGGATATCAGCCTGACCCATTTCCTCATCTGTGTATANACCTGACATATCGTTAGGAAACGCTTTGCGTAACGCTAGTGACTCTGCGCATTTAGCCAACATAACTTCAGGCATCTTCGCCCACAAGCCCATTGGCTTACCTTCACGAGTCATTGGGCAATACGATTCAAGTTTGGCTACTGCCCAAGTTGCTTCTGCGAAACCTGCGCGATAAACACCAATCTTTGCCGCAAGAGGTGGAACGTGAGATAGCCATACATCTTTCCACTCGCCATCATTTCCACACCAATACGGTGCTGTTTGTCCTGCGTACTGATTACTGCGTTGCGCGATAATACGCAAACCATCAATACTGGTTTGAATACCATAACGACCACCGCGTTCAATCATGTAAATTTGGCGCGCGAAAGGATCTAATCCAGTTCTTTGCGCCTGATGAAAGAAGAAAGATAAATCTCCTTCCGATGCGTTAGATAAACCGAGTTGTTTCAACGCGGATATCTGTGCGGGTGTCCAGTATTTTTGATCGTTACTTATTGCTAGTTGTGTCATTCTTTTGCCCCTTCTATTCTGATTGGTGTTCGTAGCGTTGTACGCCACTCTTGTATTGTGGCTAATCGCCACAAAGGTGTACGACCATATTCACGATCAGGCTTCGGCATTTGACCGCGAGCCTTATACGCTGAAATGGTTTTAGGTGAAACCCCAAGCAGTTCTGCTACTTGGGAACTGGTGAGATAAACCGCACCATTTTTCATTACTGCCAAGTTATCTCCATTCTTGTATGTGCCTAGACGAAATGCTTCTTCATCCATGAGTGGCCATACATAAGGTATGTTGTTTGGTACATCAAACAGTAGCGAGTAAAACAATGAGTCTTTACGCACTAGGTTTGACTTATGGGAAAGTTGAAACAACTCATTAGATGCCCACCAAGGTTTAGTGCTTGATTGAGTGTTGAGTGTTTCAAGTGCTTTATGAAATGTATCTAGCAAAGAGTCGTCGAAACCTTTATTTCGCCATTCTTCGCAAATGACATAACCATAATTTGCTAATGACCATTCATGTCCTTGCCACATTTTTGTAGCAGGATGATTGACCCAACCATTTGAGTGACCAAGCAAAGCGCGTAAAATTTGATACGCTTCTACGCGCTGTTTGCCTAATCTTTTATTGTCAAGGCTTTTAGCAGTTTGATGATATGTTTCGGAAACAAGAAATGTTTGCATCAATACCCCCAAACTAAGTGGCAAGTTCCGCTATCGCAGTTCCACCACATACCTTCAACCAAGACCATGAATAAACCTAATGCGATACCGCATAAGATTGCTATGACAAGCCTGCCTCTAACAGTTAAGTTATGACCTTCGGTTTGTCTTTTGATTTCGAGATAGCGGAGTGACATGAAAGTTCCTATCACTCCGCCGATTATGAACACACATACTGCGAACATATTTACCCTTTCTAGTTGTGATTATTCTTTTTTCTTTTTCCCAGCATGACTACGCTGAGTACCATCTTTCTTAGTTGTAGATAGTTTGCCGCAAACCGCACATGGATTTTTAGTTCCTGGAGTGTGCGGAGTTGGCTGTAATGAGCCTTCACATATTTGCCTTGCCATATTTACCTTCTTTCGTTTGCCTTCCGTAACCACTACGGCTCATTGGTCATTTTACAGCGTGACCCTGCCTAATCAAGACAGGGCTCGCCGTATGAATTTATTTACGCAAGAAGAAGTTCGCGCGCGCGATTCTTCATAGTTGATTCGCCTACCAGCCTGTTAGTGCTTTTCATTGTTTCTGTTTTTCTAACAGGCTTGAACCAATCTACATACTCGGCTACTGCGTTGTAAGCAGCCCACGCAGTATTTGCTACTGGCTGTTGCGTTGGTGCTTTCCACAAGCCCAGTAGTTCTGAGCGAGTTTCTTCAACCGAGTTTTGTTTGCGTAATGTTGCGTTTTCAGGAATTGCTGGCAGTAAAGACTCTACNAAATTNTTATAGTCTTTGTCTGTCATTTTGATTCCCAACATTGCGTTGATTTCGTTCTCAAATTCAGCCTGCTCTGCGAAAACTAATTGTAACGCTTCGCGGGCTTCTTGAACTTTGATAACGGAATTAACTGTGTGGCGCAGAGTAATCTCTGAACCTTTTGTTTCGCGTGTCAATCCGTTGGTACAGACTAAACGCAGGAACGATGTATAAATACGAAATGATGACGAACCATCATGGGAGTTGATACAGGTCAAGTAAGTTTCTAACTCATCTTGTCCGTTGGCAACAACTATGTTGTTCGGCATTTTCATGCTAATCCAGCAACGCTCTCCGTTACCTACGCGACCAGCATGATCAAAGATTGCGCCCGACTCATCAACGATATTGTTGAGCAGATCGAATGCATCATGATTTTGAATTGGCGTATAGCGATTACCGACTACTCCTAGTGCTTCTATTTTGCCATCAGGATATTCGGAATAGGTAATAAACTTATCGTTCACGCTGATAACTTTTTCACCTACATTTGTGTAAACAGATTCATCGCTGACTTTTACAGTAAAGTCAAGATTACCTATTTTGATTGCTTCTTGTGCTGTCATGGCTTTCGCTACGGACTTTCCGTGCTTGCGCCATGTTGGCGTCCTCATTGATGTGTGTGTCATTTTATTTACCCTTCGTTTAGTTAGTTGTTGTTAGTTGATGACCGAAAATGTTTTCGGTCACTTTTGGGTGTAACTCTTTGCGCATAGTTTCAAATGATTCAGGTGACCAATTCGCTATCATGCAACGCATGAGTAACTGGGCTAAAGCATAATTCTTAACTTTTGATAAAAAATATGCTGCCTGTTTTGTATTATTTGCCTCCCAATGCCATAAAGCAAACAATGTCGTGGGAGGTTTTTGATATTTGCCTGACGAATAATTCACTAAAGTTTCTAAAGCCTTTTTGTGGATTAAATCGCCTTGAATCATTACGCCCATTGCGTAATCTCTTATCTGTAGATCTTGTAACCCGTAAAGAACTGTTGCGACAATCTCTAAATCGTCGCTCGGGTTATTAAAAAAGAACTCTACATGGCGAGCATAATCCTGTTGCCAAGCAGTGTTATCTAGCATTTCGTATTCTTTTTTGTCGATAGATTGCAACATTGTTTTTACTTTTGCTTTAGTCATTTTATTTACCCTTCTTTTCATGTTCTGCTCTTGTCCAGCAAATGCCGAACAACTGTTGTGAAATTACTGCGAGTTCATGACCATTTCCGTGATCGGCTACTTCGCGCCAAACTGTAAATAGTTCACTCCACTCATTAGAGCCAACTGCTGGATGTACAATGATGCATTCACACTTAACATCAGCCATGAATCCATCTTTTGTTTCTTTTGTCATTTTTTACCCTCCTACCATCATTTTTTTATTTGTAGCATCCCAGCGTTGCCAAGAACCGCAAACGCAGTCAAAGTAACCGGGAATAGTTGAGCATTCGTATTTGTGTGGTTCATGTTCTTCCCTGCTGACAGGATTACCTTGACCACATTCAAGATTTGGGCAGATAGCCCATAGCCTGATATCTTCAAAACCTCGGCGCTCTAATTCGTCGAGATCCCAGTATGACCTAGTAGTTGTTTCGCATTTAGTTAAATCAATTTCGGTTGAGCAGTTATCACAAGTGATCATTACGCCTCCTCAATTTCAAAGTCTGACCAGTCTTCATCTTCGTTGGTTATTTCGCCATCACCGCTGTAATTCATTTCAACACGGAAGTCGCTTTCATCAACTTCTTCGTCTAGCCCAACTTCAATAGTTAGGTCATAAGTAACTGTGAAATGAACTGTTACTTCTTTGGTTAGCGCGATTTCTAATTCATCAGCCAACTCTTTCAATTCATCAACGCTGGCTGAATCATCATTACTAACGTGTTCTTTGATAAAGTCGGTAATCCCATCTTTTAATTGATTGTGATTACTGTTTGCCGCACGCCAGCGTTTTTCCATGTATTCAAGTTGTTGTTTCAAACTATCAACTGACTTAGAATACGATACAAGTTCTTCTGCTATTTCACTCGCGCTATGTTCTTTGATAAATTGCTCGGCGAATTGAATAGGTGTTAGACCTGCTTCTGTTGCTGTATTTTCTGTTGTGTTTTCCATTTCATTTACCCTTCGTTTTCTGATGGACTCATCAGTGACAGCGATTACTGTCAGACCGCCTTTCGGCGGTTTCGTCCTATGCGTTTGCTAGTTGTTCTTTAATTTGCTTTTCAATTTTCTTAAAGAACTGATGTGTTGTTTTATCTGACACATTGGTCGCAAGACCGATACGCTTCTTAACATCTTGAATCGTGATGAAATAATCTCCATCAGGACCATTTGCTAATGCGCCGAATACTGCTTCAAGTGCTTTGATACGAGAATAGAACTCGACATAATTACTTTCAGTTATGTCGCCCATATCAACAGACATGGTTGCCCAAATCAAAGTGTTAGTAATACCCCACTCTTTATCAGACTTTAATTCTTCCCAGTTGTTACAATTAGTGATATCCCAGTTTAGTGACATTTAGATTTCCCCTTCTAGTGTTTGTTCTGCGATAGTTAAAACATCTGACATGAAATCAGCGACTAAATCACTTTCGTAAATCGCTGAACAAATCTTTTTCCATTGCGTTTCGTTGATTGAAACATCGTTATCAACTACATAATTAAGCATTTCTTGAACCAACTCTTTATCTAAGTTGATCTTNATTGTTTCGGCTGATTCAAATGCGCCGAGGATTGCTTGTGAACTTGACATGATTTACCCTTCATGAATTGTCGCTGACGAGGCTCGTCAGTTACCGCGATACGGTAANACACGCAATACATCTCATAACTGCGTTGCGTGTTTCGCCTTAATAGTTAAGCGACAGCACCTATTGGTTATTGATTCATCAAAGTATTTGCGCCAGTAATTTGCTATTTGGTTAGTTACTTGACCGTTGCGCTAGAAACTTATCTGTCACGCGCTCGCTGAATTAACAGGTCATCGCGGATAAGAGTCATGATTCCTATATCTGGAATGGGCGTCGTTCGTATAACACCTGAGTTACTATCAACGCTGACATTGTTTGAGCGGAGAGTTCACTTGCTACCCAACTGACTTATGTAATTTAGTAAGTATTAGTTTTCTGTCACGCTTTTAGGTTCCCTAGGGATTTAATGACCTATCCGCTTCACCAGTTTTACTAACCTGACTTCCCGCTTTTTCACTTCTGCGAGGCTATCCTTGGATATACCCCTCGCGCGTGCCGAGGGTTTAAGTATACAGCATGACCCTGTACCCGCGCTACCCGCGCGCCCCACTGACCTGCTTGGGTTTTAGGGACACGCCTAAAAATCAGCCCTGTTAGCCCCTCCTGCGGAGGGTGTATTCTTAGACCATGACCTTCGCCCGCGTATCCATCACTCTTGGTTCATTAGACGTATGTATTGAAACAGACCACATTTATCCTGATGCTATGAATGACATGGCTAACCGAGCAGTAACAATGCTAAGTAGTGCGTTCGCTGAATTAAAAGAAAATGGCGTTGATATTTCAGATATTTATCATGGCACAGTTGATGATGAAGATGAAGACGAAGATGCTTGAGTGTATAACCGAATACACAAGAACAGTTGATGATGCTATGGATGAGTGGGAAGAATTAGGCTTCCGTAGCAATAGCACCCGCGCCAGCAATATATGCGGCTCCGTCAATAAAATTATCTTCATGCGTGGGGTCAGTAACCACTCTAGATAATTTCATTCCAGCCAACATTATTCCAACAAGGTGTGGCTCGATAGGTTCAATATCAAGCAAGGCTCCCCAAATGATTCCAATGCGTTGCCAACTATTTTCTATTTCGCCATAACTTTCTTGGCGTTCGCCGTTGATCAAAACACTAGCGTTAGCAAGTATGTCGTCTATTTGCATGTTATTTACAATCCCAACAGTAGTATGGTGTTCGTTTGTCATTTTTGTTTATTTCAACCCATTTCGCGCAACGAACGCATTGAATATCAACTAAATCGCTCATTAGTCTAACCATACTTTATATGCCGCAGTAACTCTACCTTTGATTGGGTCAATGAAATGAAGTCGCTGAGATGGTGTTGCGGAAGCTGCTAACATAACACCTGCGTAGCGGTTATCCGATTCCGTACTTCCTGTTTGATACACCGAACCTTGTCCATTCGCCATTGGCCATTCTGCGTGCGTGTGATAGTGACCGATATACACATCGCGGAAATCCCAATCGTATGCTCCGCTTCTCCAACGATTTGCGTGTTGGACGATAGCAGATGGAGATGCGAAACCATTTCGCCCGACTTCATCTCCGTGTATGAGTAATGCTTTATAGTTTCCAATTTCAACCCTCTGTATATCTTCTGGGCATTTTTGCCAATTTAATCTTTTTTCATCAGACAATAGTTGTCGCGCGAGTTCATAGCACATGCGGTCAAAGTTATCCGAGCGCGGGACATTGTCACGCTTACTACCAATACGCCCATGATTGCCCCACTCTGGAACTACTGTTACTTTTTCATAGTTGCTTAAAGCATATCTAACGCAATCAACTAGCAGTTTAGACACATTGACATACTGTTCAAAGAGTGTCGCATCTATTTCAAATGCTTGACCCGGAAAATTAAATAAACCTTCAACCATATCCCCGCCGAACATGATAGTTAATTCTCTTACTGGGTGATCAGCGCGTTGTATCTCTGTAATCTTTACAGCCTTTTCACAAAAGGACATAACACGTTTACGCATAATGTCGCTATCGTATGAAATGGTTTTTTTAGCACCTTGCCAATCGGTCAAATGCCATAACGCAACTTCAGGTTTTCCTTTGCGTTTATCTGCCTCAACATCTTTAATTGGCGCGAATTTATCTGATGCAATTACGGCATCGTAACAAGCCTGAATAGTTGCCGTTACTAAATCCTCGTTGCGCTGCTTGGCTTGAAGTAATTGTTTTTGTGCCCTCTGTAACGCTTTCCTTAACTCATTGACTTCTTGATTAACTTCTTCTTGTTCTAGTTGTTTTTCTAATCCCATTTACATAGACATTTCTGCTTGATGTGCGCGAATAAAGAATCTCTACTGATTTTGTAGCCTTCTGCTCTAAGAGCGTTGATCAGTAAAGATACGGGCATTTGTTTTGCTAATGCGTTATCAAATGCTTTTTTGTCTTCCTCTGGCATAGTCGCACGAAGGCGAGCAACAGGACAGCCTTCCTTTGGCTTCCATGAATTTTCTAAAGTTTCGCTGAGTCCCATAAAGCGAGTATAACAAAAAAAACCCCCACCGTATTGGTGGGGGAATTTTCAGGCTTGATATCACTCGCAGCCTTGTTTGCTATACCCTGTTGGTATCTGACCAACGAAAGAAACTTATCATTTTTCTTCAACATTATTCACGTATGGCGTGATTATGTGCGAGTCGGCTTCGTTCATCGGGCTGGACATGGGATTATGGGGTACAGCCAAACCAGCAGTTGAAGCCGTAAGAACTTCAACTAAATGCATGGGGTCAATAGAAAAATTACTGGCTTTCCATGTGGCTAATCCTGCTACTGCTGAAAGCCCAATAGCCTTTGCGTTGTTTATGGGAAAACGAATCATTCTAGTTCCTTCATTAAAGCGGTATAGGTTGACTTGTCCACAATGCCCGTAATCGGGCTTCCTTGACCCTTCTGNAAGGTTTTCACGGCATTTACGTGGACAGGTGTCCAAGCAGAGTTTATAGCGACCTTAGGAAGCAATCCTGCCTTGAATAGAGCCTGTTCAACTGCTAGTTCTTCAGGGGTCTTTCCTTTCAACGGAAAGTCGCTTGCTGCCCAAGGTGGGGCAACAAATACTGTGAGGGGCTTCGTCGTAGTAGGCGCATTACTTTGATGAACTGCTACTCCGCCAGCCCCAAGAGCCGTTACTGCGGCAGTTCCTACCGCTACTGGTTTGCGTGTAGATAAAGAAGTTGTGGTTTGAAGTTGTGGCTCATACGCAGGGCGAACAATCGCTAAAACATAAAGATATGGGCGATGACGTAAATATACTCCGTTGCCATTTGCTTGAGAAGCAGTTACGGCATGATCGGGCGAAGTGTTTGCGCCTACTGTTGTTATTCCATCTCGGCTTGCTGCTACAAGAATTTCAACATGGTCGGCTTGCCCATTACCCCCAAAAGAATAAAAAACTATGTCGCCAGCCTGACCAGAGTATTTATCAACTATTCGGTTACTCCGTTGAAACCAAGAAAGACCAACAGGACAATAGGCAAAACCTTTTGTAGTTTGTGCGGCAACTAAATGAGATAAATTGTTTTGAGCGAATACCCAAGAAATAAACATGGCACAATAAGGTTGATTAGGTACGCCATACCATTCTCCATACGGATTGTTGTTATTCGCGCCTTCAACAAAACCTATCTGTTGTTGTGCTGTATTAACCACATCATGTGCTGTTGCCATTTATCCTCCAATAAAAAAAAAACCCCAACCATTTTTTTGGCTGGGGTTTTGATGAACTATGTTATTTAGTTGTTTCAGCCGTCACAAGTTTATTCGCATCAGCGAGAACAGCATTGACGATTGGCGCTGTAAGTGTTGATGGTGCTCCTGTTGCCGCATCAATTTGATTGACAAGGCTTTTAGGATTGATACGAGCAAGAATTGGTGCTAATAAACCACCAACTACTGCTTTGAGTGCTACCACTTTGATTCCTTCATGTGGAGCGATTTCATGCGCTGCTAATCCAGCCGCAAGAATTCCATAGATGTAATGTTCTGCTAAGGCTTTTTCCTTAACGGTCACGTGATAACTAAACTTTGTTGTCATTATTTACCTTTCCTGAAAGTAGTGTTTTTACATATTTTTGTGCTTCGTAATCAGCAGAAGAAGCATGGTGTATTCCCGTACCCGCACCTCTGTGATGCTTCATACATAGCCACATAAGATTAGCACCTGTTTCAACCCATGCGCCTACTGAATCAGGGTCAGACACGCCCGGATAATCTATTTCAAGCCATTTCAAATCTACGCCATTTTGTAAAGAAAATTCAATATGAGAATGATGTAGTTCTAATCCGCCATCGCATTCAGAGAAATCTTGACGATGCCCTCCGACAGCGCAGACTGCTGTGGCTTGAGTGGCTTTGCGGTACGCATCAAAATCTCGGTAATGGGGGTCTTTTTCTCTCGGCTCGTGCGGTGGGTAATGTACCACATAATTATTAGTAGTTGTTTGATTATGCGCATCCATCAATCGCAATCTTCTCCATCATCGGTTTCAATGTAATTAGGGTTATCAACTGTTAGGGGTTTGTAACTTGGTTCCCATATACTCATTTTTTACCTTTTTCCTGTTACTGGTTTTACTTTTTCGTCTGGAAATTCATCCTGTGGGGTAGCCCAACGAATAACAACAGGAACAAAAGCCCCTACGCAAACCTGCCAAAAAAAATGACCATTTACAACATCTTTAATATGTAAAGCAATTTCAATAGTAAGAAAAGTTTGAAACCATACCCTGAAAATAGATACACATTTCCAAAATAAGGTTTTACGCATCATATTTTGCCTTCATAACCTCAACATCAATTTTAATGATCTGTTGATTCTCAATAAGCGCATCTACCTTGTTGATAAGACCAGTTTGCCCATCGTTGTATAGCGCATATTCAATGCGGTTCAACT